ATGTTGAAAGATTATGATAAAGAACAGTATCATACTAAAGTTCTTGATCAGTATATTTCACGTAAAATAACTCAATCTCCAGTACAGAATACAATCTATCCTATGAAAGGTGGATTTATATGATTAGAATTATTGACAATGGTTCTAGCCATGGCGATGTAGGATTTGGTGATATTGGTTTAACTACAATCGATAGAGCTATATATAATAGACTACAGACAGCACAAATCATTCCTCTTGGTACAGGTCCAAAAGATAATATTCCTCCAATTAGCACATTTATAGCTAGTATGGAGAATATACAAGCAGGTAGTAATTTCAGTGAAGTAGATAAAATCGTGGATGAATTCTTTGGTTCATTAGGTGTTTCAAGATATTATCCACATCCAGATAACACATTTACAAAGGTAATAAAATGAGCTTTATTGAGAATATAAATATAGTTGCAAAAACTATAAATCCTGGTGTTGTAGCCAATCTTAATACTGTTATCAATACTGTGTTGCCTAATATGGACAAGATGATACAGTCTATTGATAATGCTAAGATAGCTGAAGAAAAAGCTATTGAAGCTGCTAATAGTGCAGCATCTGCTATCAATAATGTAACACTAACTCATAAAGATGTAGAGCTCACTAATGCAAATGTAGCCCTTACTAAAGCTAATGTTGATTTAACGCATACTGATGTATCAACTACAAATAAAAATGTAGAATTAACACATAATGATGTACTATTGACACATGCAGATGTTGCAGCTACACATGCAGATGTTATGCAATGTGCTAATAAAGTACAAGAGGCTGAAGTAGCAGCAGACAATATAGTTAATAATGCAGCAACGATTTGTTCAAGTAAAGTTAATGAAGCTGTTCAAGTAGCACATGAAATAATAAATGGTGCTGAAGTAGCTTGTACAGAAAAAGTTCAAGAGGCTATATTAGCAGCGAGTCAGGCACAAGCTAATAGTTTAATTGTATCTGCATATAGCAATATAGATTGGGCTGCTTTTAAATATATCGATGGTGAGCTTATAATCGATTATTTTAATTCATCTGCATCTACACCATCACTTGTTGATGGCGAATTGATATTAACATATTAAGGAGAATATATGCCTAGTATAAATCTCGGTAGAGTTGGGATTGTAAATAAGGGTAATTATGTTGGTGGCTCAACTCAATATAAAGTAAATGATATATGCAAATATAACAACTCAGTATATATTTGTATCCAAGCTCATAACACTGAGCATAAACCTACTGATACTAATTATTGGTCTGTATGGATTGATTTCAATTCATATAACCAAGAAGTTACTGCAACTGATGGTCAAACACAGATTTCATTGAATGGTCCTAAAGGTGCTTATTTTTCTGTATTTGTTAACGGTGTTAGATCTGCTTCATCTAACTGGTCTGTTAGTGGTACAACACTAACATTTAACAAAGCTTTATCTGATAGCGATGAAGTCATTATAGATAGCATAAATTATTAGACTTGAGCAATGTATCCTCTTATAGATAAGAGGATATGCTGGTCACGTCTTACAAACGTATTCCTTGACGGAATGTGACATACCACGTCACGACACGAAAAATGAAAGGAAACTAGAATGGCTTACAACAAGTCTCCAATCTGGGAGTTTTCTGATGTTAATCAGACTGGGATTGATAAAGTTCCACTGAATAGACTTGTATTTATTCAGAGCACTGGTCATATATTTCAGAAAACTAGTCATACTGGGTTAACTAGTACATCTACCATTTCAGATATTCTAAAAGATGCGAGTCTTTTTAAAAGTATGGCTGGTAGTGTTGGTGGAAGTAATAGTGCTTTTAACCTTAGTAATTTTACTATTGGTTCAGATTATATAATACCTGTTGGTATGTCTGCTACGACAGTAGGTGATAGCAATGGTATTGCTACAATAAAAGGCGGTATAACTGTTACTGTATCTGCTGGCTCTAAATGGGAGATACGATAATGTTGCTAATAAATAAATCTCAAAAAAAAATAAAGGAGAAAAATAATGGCTTTAAAATTATTCAATGATGCTGGTACTCATAGTTCTGTCTTGACAGCTAGCCAGACAGCAGATAGTATTGTAACACTTCCTGATGCAAGCGGTAAACTTGTAATAGATAAATCTATAGGGAGAAGAAACTATCTAATTAATGGTAACTTTGATAGATGGGATTATGGAACAAGTCAGACTTCTGGCTGGTATGGTTCTGATAATAGATGGCAAAATAATCATAATGGTTCAAGCAAGACTCACTCACAAGTAGCTTGTGGTGATACAGAACGTGCATTATTTAATGCTATGTATTTTAGTAGGACTCGAGTAACTAGCTCATCTGGTGCTGGCAACTTTGTTCATAAGATACAAATGATTGAAAATATCAATCTATTAGCTGGTAAAACCGTAACTTTGTCATTCTGGGCTAGAGCAGATGCTAATAGAAATATTTGTGTTGAATTTTGGCACGGTTTTGGAAGTGGCGGCAACCCAAGCCCATCTTATACCGTCAATACACAGCTAGTACCTATTACTACAACTTGGCAGAAAAAAGTTGTCACTGTTACGATACCATCTATTATTGGTAAAACATTAGGTACAGATGGAGTACAGACGACTTGTACAGGTTTAACTATTTGGTTTGATGCTGGTAGCAATTTTGCACAAACATCAAATCTTGGTCAACAATCAGGTACTTTTGATCTTGCTCAATTTAAACTTGAAGATGGTCCAGTTGCTACAGATGGATGGCATCCATATGATGGTGAGTTTGGAAGTGAAGTTGATGCTTGTCAAAGATATTACTATAAGCCAAAAGTTGGTTCCTCATTTTCTGGTACTATTATAACTTCTGATGCTGGCGGCAATTATGAAGCTCTTATTAGGTTCCCAGTACAAATGAGAATTCCCCCATCTGTTACATTAGATTCCACAGAGAACTATTACGTAAACTGGGGCGGTCCAGGTAATTCCCCGTGTTCAATTTCTTCAACTAGACTTTTAACAACAGATGGTGTTTTTGTTATGGGGACACATTCTACGGCATTTAGTAGTAATGGCGCTTCTTGTGAATTTTATGCTGGCACAAGTAATGCGTTACTTGCATTTAATTCTGATTTTTAAAGGATGAAAATATGGAAATATTAATTGAAATATCAAAAGTAAAAAACCAATCTAATGGGTGGTTACTAAACGATAGCATATTTGTACCTGATATTGCAGGCAATAAAGAACGAGAAGCAATTCTCGCTTGGATAGCACAAGGTAATACTCCAGAGCCAGAGTTCACAGATGTAGAGCTTCTTGCTAATGCTAAAACTGCTAAGCTATCAGAAGTTACTGCTGAATACAATGCTTCTATATCAGCTTTGATTGGTGGTACAGATAAATTTGAAATAGCATCATGGACTAAGCAAGAAGCTGAGGCACGAGCTTATATAGCAAATAACAGTGTAGCTACTCCTTTGCTATCTGGTATGGTTGCTGCTAGAGGTCTTGGCGAGACTGTAGAGCAATTCGCTAAGATTGTAATAGCTAAAGCGGATGCATATCAAGCTGCTTATGCTACTATTCTTGGGTCTTATCAAGCTAAACAAAAAGCTATTGCTGCTGCGACAACAGTTGAGCAAGTAGAAGCAATAAAATAAAATGAAAGCATTTAACGGTGAAGTAGTTCTAGAAGAACTTGATGGTTCTTTCTGGAGATTACAAAATGACTTTAGTTATGAAAATGACAATGTTAAAATAACCGTTAAATCTGGATTTATTACCGATGGTGCTTCAATCCCTAGATGGCTTTGGAGCATCGTCGGTAACCCATTAGAAAGTGACTTACTTAAACCAGCTATCATACATGATGGTTTATATGCAATCATGAAGTTAACAAGACTAGAAAGTGATAAACTTCTAAAAGAGATGTTATTGTTCAATGGCACAGCTAAAATAAAAGCGTTTTTAGTTTATTATGCCGTTAGATTATTCGGCGGTTCACACTGGGATAAAAATACTGCCGATATGATGAACTTCGTAGAAATGACCAAGAAAGGATAGAGCGTGCCACTTAACAATAACAATCCAAATGACTGGACACAAGTATTGACTGTAATATGGGTTATAATGTTATCTATATGGGGAGGTACTGTACATACTATAAAAAAAGTACGTGATGGTATTATTGAGCGATTCACTTTTAAGGAATGGGTTTATGATGTTATAACATCTGCTTTTATAGGAGTAATAACTTATGCACTATGTAAATATGCAGGGTTTGGTGAATGGCTATCCGCTGCTATGATAGGAATGGCTTCTCATCAAGGAACGAGAGCTTTATTGATTATAGAGCAAACAATTACTAAAAAACTAGGAGTTAAATAATGGAAGGATATAGCCAATACTTTACATTTGAAGATTTAACAAAAAGTGAAAGACACCCTGATTTGGTTCCTCAGAACAGAATCGATGCTGAACAGTTTAAAGACTCTGGTGCAAGACTATCTATGCTTCTTGAAAAAATTAGACATCTTCTAGGAGATGAGCCAATAATCGTAAATAGTGGTTTCAGGAATGAAGCCTTGAATGAAGCTGTTGGCTCAACTGCTAAGAGTTCAAGCCATTTGAGATTTGAAGCTGCTGATGTTGTACATAGTGTGCTAAGTATCGAAGAAGCATTTGAAGCTTTGATGAAAGCTAAGAAAGATGGAGAGTTGCCTAATCTTAGAAAGGTTCTTCAAGAGGGTACTTGGCTTCATATAGAAGTTGGTGCAGATGAAGATGATTATAAAGGTTTCTTTATATCACATGATGGTAATAGAACATGGGAGAGAGTCGATTGCTAAAAGAGTTATCTGATAGCGTTCGTCCTATTCTGACGTATTTATTTGCATTGATATATATCGGTGTGAGTACTTGGGCTGTTATCGTAGCTAGAATTGAATTCTCTATGTTCTTTGCTCAAATAGGTACTATGGTTGGTATGATGATTTCTTTTTGGTTTGGAGAGAAATCAGCTCTTAAAAATCCACTAGGGACACAAGATGTTAATTCAAATAATTGAGAAGTATTGGGCTGAAATTACAATTGTTTTACTTGGAAGTATTTTAGTGGCGAATATTATCTATTCTGACAATAAAATATCATCTCTTAAAAAAGACAATGTAGTGTTACAAAGTAAGCTTCATGAAGCTAATGCATATCTGAATACTCAAAATGCAGCGATATTAACCAATAAAGCTGATTATAATGTATCTATGGCTAAGCTACCACAAGAGCTTCATAAGATAGATACAAGATACATCACTAAGACAGTTGAAGTTATAAAATGGAGAGATAGAAATGAAACGCAGAATGATTGCAATGCTTCTATTCAGTATCTCAATAACTACCAGTTTTAGCTTTTGGGGTTGTGCAGAGCAACCCCAAAAGCCAGAGATAGTATATGTACCACAGAAATGTATT